AGTTACCTAAGCCAGAAGAGACTGAAGGCGAATATGATTGGCTTCCAGTAGTAAGAGTAGGTAGAGTTATACCATTTGGCTATAGACAAGACCCCACCGACTCTGATATACTGTTACCAATCCCAGAAGAGTTAGAATTATTCGAGCAAGCTAAGAAGTACCTTAAGCAATACAGCCTACGTGAGGTTTCTAATTGGCTAAGTACTACTTCAGAACGTTATATCTCTCATGTGGGTCTAATGCAGAGGGTTAAACTTGAACAAAAACGTAAGAAAGAAGCTTCAATCCAGCGCTTCTATGCAGAAAAGTACAAGAAAGCCGCAGAAAAAGCGGAAAAGCTTGAAAGACAACGTATCGGTGCAAGAGTCCTCAAAGGAACTAGCACCAGCACAGGTAAAGCCAGCACCAATTGAGGTAGATAAGGCTATAAGGGAAATAATCTTTGAGCCTAATGAAGGCCCTCAGACAGATTTCCTAGCATCTACTGAACAAGAGGTACTTTATGGTGGTTCTGCTGGCGGTGGCAAGTCATATGCTATGATTGCAGACCCTGTGCGCTTCTTAAACAACCCTCATGCAACTATGTTGCTAGTACGTAGAAGTACAGAGGAGTTAAGGGAGCTTATATCTGTTTCAAAGCAGCTATATCCCAAGGCAATACCTGGGATTAAGTTTATGGAACGAGATAAGACTTGGATTGCACCATCAGGTGCGACATTATGGATGTCATATCTAGATAGAGATGATGATGTAATGAGATACCAAGGTCAGGCCTTTAATTGGATTGGCTTTGACGAGATGACACAGTGGCCTACCCCATATCCTTGGAACTATATGCGTTCAAGGTTACGTACAACTAAACAATCGGGTCTACCTCTCCACATGAGAGCAACATCCAACCCAGGTGGCCCAGGTCATCAATGGGTGAAGAAGACTTTTATTGATCCTGAAGTACCTAATAAGGCTTTCTGGGCTACAGATCCTGAAACAGGTAATGTAATTGAATGGCCTAAAGGTCACAGTAAAGAAGGTGAACCCTTATTCAAACGTAGGTTTATACCTGCAACTTTGTTTGATAATCCCTACTTAGCTGATGATGGTATGTATGAAGCCAATCTATTGTCGTTACCTGAGCATCAGCGTAGACAACTTCTTGAAGGTGATTGGGACATTAATGAAGGTGCTGCGTTCCCAGAGTTCAACAGGCATATACATGTAGTTGAACCTTTTGAGATTCCAGATAACTGGCCTAAGTTCCGTGCATGTGACTATGGTTATGGTTCGTATACTGGAGTTGTTTGGATAGCAGTAGCACCTGATGAACAACTAATTGTTTATCGAGAGATGTATGTATCTAAAGTTATTGCTACTGATTTAGCAGATATGATATTAGATGTTGAACAGTTTGAAAAAATACGTTATGGTGTACTTGATAGTTCTTTATGGCATAAACGTGGAGATACTGGCCCATCTCTAGCAGAACAAATGATAATGCGTGGATGTAGGTGGAGACCAGCTGATAGATCAAAAGGATCTCGTGTAGCAGGTAAAAACGAACTACACAGAAGACTACAGGTTGATGAGTTTACAGAAGAACCAAGACTAGTATTTTTTAATACATGTTCTAACACTATATCCCAGTTACCTTCTATACCTTTAGATAAAAAGAATCCAGAAGATGTAGATACTCACGCTGAAGATCACCTATACGATGCATTAAGATACGGAATAATGACAAGACCTAGAAGTAGTTTATTTGATTACGATCCTACATCTAACTCAGGTTTTCAAGCAAGCGACCCAACTTTCGGTTATTAAGGAAAAGCAATGGAAGAAGATGAATTCTTTGAAAATGAAATGGCAATGGACTCAGTAGAGGCTAATGCTATAGAAGACATGGATGAAGATAATTATTCTGATCCACTTTCAGGAACTGTAGTTGGTTTAGTGCAAGATCATTATACTAAAGCTTCCACTGCTCGTGAGACTGAAGAAAAACGTTGGGTACAAGCCTACCGTAACTATCGTGGTTTATATGGGCCAGATGTACAGTTTACTTCTACAGAGAAGTCTCGTGTATTTGTAAAGGTTACTAAGACTAAAGTATTAGCTGCATATGGTCAGATAGTGGATGTACTGTTTGGTAACAGTAAGTTTCCAATTACAGTTGATCCCACTACATTACCTGAAGGTGTAGCAGACTCAGTATTTTTTGAATCAAATGATGATATGCGAAAAGCTAAAGCAGAGTTTGGCGGAGAAGATATGCAGTTGCGTCCAGGCGAAACTGTAATAGATTTACAAGAACGTTTATCAGGTTCTAAAAGTAAGTTAGCTCCAGTAGCTGATATACTTGAAGAAGGTAATGGTAGAACTGCTACTGAAATTACTATACACCCTGCTATGATTTCTGCAAAGAAGATGGAAAAGAAAATCCATGATCAATTAGAAGAGTCTAATGCAAACAAACAACTAAGAGTTGCTGCCTTTGAATGTGCCTTATTTGGTACAGGAGTAATGAAAGGGCCCTTTGCTGTAGATAAAGAATATCCTAAATACGAAGAAGGTGAATATACACCTCTAATTAAAACAGTACCTCAAACCTCATCTGTATCCATATGGAACTTCTATCCTGATCCAGATGCAGCTAATATGGATGAAGCAGAATACGTAATAGAACGTCATAAGATGTCACGTACTCAAATACGTGCGCTTAAACGTAGACCCTTCTTCCGTAAGAATGCTATAGATACAGCAGTAAACATGGGTGAATCCTACACTAAAGAGTGGTGGGAACAAGCTATGGAAGATGACTCTAACGAAGCTAAAGCAGAACGTTATGAGGTATTAGAGTTCTGGGGTAATGTAGATGTAGAAGTCCTAGAAGGACATGATGTAGATATTCCAAAAGAACTTGAAGACTTAGATCAAGTATCAGTTAATATTTGGGTTTGTAATGGTCAAGTATTACGTTTAGTAATGAATCCATTTACACCAACACTAATACCATACTATGCTGTGCCTTACGAAGTAAGTCCTTATAGTTTATTTGGTGTAGGTATTGCAGAGAACATGGATGATACTCAAACTCTTATGAATGGTTTCATGAGAATGGCTGTTGATAATGCAGCTCTATCTGGTAATATGATCATAGAAGTTGATGAAACTAACTTGACCCCAGGTCAAGATTTATCTGTATACCCTGGAAAAGTCTTTAGGCGACAGGGCGGAGCACCTGGACAGGCAATCTTCGGAACTAAGTTTCCAAATGTTTCTAATGAAAACATGCAGATGTTTGACAAAGCTCGTGTACTATCAGATGAATCAACAGGCTTTCCTTCTTTCGCACATGGTCAAACAGGTGTGTCAGGTGTAGGTCGTACAGCTTCTGGTATCTCAATGTTGATGTCAGCCGCTAACGGAAGTATCCGTAATGTGGTTAAGAATGTAGATGATTACTTACTTGGCCCTTTAGCTAAAGCATTCTTTAACTTTAACATGCAGTTTGACTATGACGAAGATATCAAAGGTGATCTTGATGTAAAGGCTCGTGGTACAGAAAGCTTAATGGCTAATGAAGTACGTAGCCAAAGACTAATGCAATTCTTACAAGTTGTACAAAACCCAGTACTAGCACCATTTGCTAAGATGGATTACATCATTCGTGAGATAGCTAAGTCTATGGAACTTGATCCTGATAAGTTAGTTAATTCAATGTCTGATGCTACAGTACAAGCAGAGATGCTTAAGAAGTGGCAAGAAGCTAATCCTCCTGAGCCTCAACCAGAAGCTCCAGGACAGCCTCAAGGTGGCCCAGCTGGGGCACAGGCAGGAGATCCTACAGGAGCTGGTGGCGGTACTATAGGGACAGGCTCAGTGCCTACTCCAGGTGAACCTGGGTTCTCAGCTAATACTGGACAAGGTGCTGCATGAATAATTTAAAACCTTTAGTAAACGATAAAGTCCTATGGGATTCTTTTCTAGAAGAAGTAGATAAAAGAATCTCAGAGGTTCACAGAGTAATGGAACAATCTACTAGGGCAGAGGATTTGTATAGACTGCAAGGTCAAGCATTTGCTCTACGTAAAATAAAACAGTTAAGAGATCAGGTCAATGGGGGATAAAGCTTATGGTTATTTCAAAGGTGGGGCAGCTAGTCTCAAAGATCAAACAAAAAGTGCTTTCGGTCTTGATGAGGATAAAACAGAAGTTCAAGAAGAACTAGTAGCTCCAATTACGGTTGATGATCTTGATAGTAGACCACTAAGTTTATTAGATGCAAAAGGTGATGATAAGTACTTAGGTGAGTTTGATGGTCAACATATGTTCCTAGACAGACTAGGTAAAACCTACACTATATCTGGCACAGCTAAACCTGAAGATAACAGAACAGGCGCTGAACGTTGGAAAGAAAACCTTGAACCTGTAGTTAGTGCAGCTAAGTTATGGTGGGAAGAAGGTGCTGATTTACCAAGTGTACAACAAATTTATGGTGTAGGTAAAGCAGTTGCTGAAGGGGTCTACGATACAGTATCTAAAATATCAGGGGCTGCAACAGGTAAAGTACCTGGAGACGATATAACTTTAGCTGATACATTTGATGCTACTGCTGGTATGGGTGTAGGTTCATCCTTAGTTAAAGTACCTGAAGGTTCACTGAGAATTTTTGGTGGGCTTCATGCAAAAAATGCACCTGATGGAGATGAAATTACAAATGCCTTTAACTCTGAGTTTGAGGTATTTAAGGATAAAGTTAAATCTGATGAGATTGATATAGATTCTCAAGATTACTATGAAGTACTTAATTCAACTCCTAGTGAAGATGGTTCATCATATATACAAATGCGTAACCCTGAGTACCCTGATTTAGGTTGGGCTGTTCCAGATGGACAACCTAAAGCACTTGCTTTTATGACAGAATTTCCAGACTCATTTAAAAAAACTTTAAGTATTTTAAAAAAGAATAAGGATAATTATTCTGTAGGTAAGGATGGTTTACTTAGGTTTGAAATAGATGATTCTAAAGCTAAAATTAAAAATACTACTCTTACTAAATTAGAATCTGATCATGAGTATCGTACAAGTATAGATGAGCTTGAGTATGCAATTAAAGAATATTCAAAAGATTTTGGAGATTATGTTGAAAAAGATTGGACTACTTTAGAAGATGTTTTAGACCATCCAGATTTATTTGATCAGTATCCAGAGTTAAAAGAAGTAGCTGTTGTAACAGATAACACATATTTTAAAGACCCTAAAAATATTGGTGTTCTAGGTTATTTTAATCAAAACGAAGGTATTATTAATATAAACCCTGAATTAAGTGATGATCAACTTAAAAGTACTTTATTACATGAAGTTCAACATGCAGTTCAAAAAGAAGAAAATTTTCAAGGTGGTGCAAACTCTGATGATGATGCAGTAAGAATAATGTTAAAAGCTAGATCAGGTTCAAAGGAAGCAATAGATGTTTGGCGTGAGTACAATAAAAAGTGGAAGACTTACGAAAGAGAATTAAAAAAATACAAAAAATTAAAACCTATAAAAAGACTATTAACAAAAGAACCTAGTAAACCTGAAAAGCCTATGATCTTTGGGGAAGGTGGTATTAATATAGAATTAGTAGATGGTTATTTTGACCCTATGGATTTTTCATTAACTCCAAATTCAAAAAAATATATAGTTTATTCTATGGCATCAGGTGAGGTAGAAGCACGTAATGTGCAAAGAAGAATGTACATGACACCTTTTCAACGTAAACATTATAAACCTGAAGTTACAGAAGATGTTTCTTTTTCTTCTCAATGGGCAGATAAAGATTTAAAAAAAGCGATTGAATCAGGGTATGATAGTGAACTTTCATACTCTAAATCTTCTAATATTTCTAAACAAAAATATAGGTATAACCCAGACATAGAACCAGAAGTTTATGATGCCTTTGAAGAACTTGCAGATATACAAAGAGGTACTCCTGAAATTACTATGACTCAAGCCCAAAACGTTTTAGGAGGTGGAGTACTTAGCTATGCTTTAGAACACGCTGGAGATCTTACACACAGGATGGCTGAAAAAGGTGGAGTTTGGGGTGGTGCTTATGTTTCCCCTAAAGTTGAAAGACTTATTAAAAGTTTAAATAGTGAATATGGTTTTGAAAAAGAACATCTAGGTAATTTAAAAAGTAATTCTAAATTTGAACTAGAACAAAATAAAAGTAATAAACCTTTCGATGAATATTATAAAGATTTTGTTTCTAGGGTAGAAAAAATAACTAATAAATATTCACAAGAGCATAAAAAAGTTCCAGTATATAATGACATGCAGTTAGCTGGTAGAGAAACTGCTATAGCAATAGGTGAAGGTCGTTATAAAGACGCTTTAGAAAACTTGTACAAAATTAAAACAGCTTTAGATAATGGCACTTATGAAACAAAAGCACTAGAGTTTAATCCTAAAATAGATTTCAGGAAAAAGGTAAATAACAATGAATAGACAGATGAGTATGTTTGAAGAAGGTGGCATTGCAGACGATGGAATGAATCGTGATCCTGTATCAGGTAATGAAATACCTTCAGGCTCTCTTGCCAGTGAAGTACGTGACGATATACCAGCTCAGTTATCTGAAGGCGAGTATGTAGTACCTGCTGATGTCGTAAGATACTTTGGTGTCCGTGTATTTGAAGAAATGCGTAATGAAGCTAAAATGGGCTTGCGAAGTATGGAACAAGATGGTAGAATAGGTGGTGAGCCAGTTGAACCTAATAAAGGTATGACTGAAGCTGATCTAGCTGGTCTTGAACAGATGATGAGGACTGGTGTAGCTGATGGCGGTCTTATGGATAAGATGGCTTACACTGCCATGAATGATCCTTTAGTAAATAAAAAGTTAAACGAAGGTGGCATGACTGTAGGTTTTGCTGCTGGCGGTATGACCCAATCTCCTTATAATGATCCTACTCGTATAGATCAAGTTATTGGTCAGTTTATGCAGATGACTAAGAACAATCCTGGAATTATGGATGAGTTAGCTAAACGTGGTATTACTATTAATCGTACTCCAGCTACTAATCAACCTGGACAAATGCAAGCACAGAATGCTCCTGCTCAAACAACTAATCCAGTGATGAACCAAGCTCCAATTAAAGCTTCTGAAGGTACTTACTTAGATCCATTATCTATGAGTGGTCTAGGAACATTAGGACAGCCTAGTGGAATAGCACCTCTGAATATGTCAGCTCAATCTGATGAAGGTAAAGAAAACTATGCAACAACTCCAACCAGTCTATCAAGTATGTTTGGTATTCCAGGTGCTTCTTACTTTTATCAAGGCCCTGGAGTTCCTGATAGACCAGCAGATGAGGTAGCACCAATATGTGCACCTGGAACATTTTTAGATCCAGATACTAATACATGTATACCAATACCAGCAGGTTCAAGTACAGAACCACAGCAAGCAAATGAACCTGGTGACAATAATAATCAAGATGGTATAGGTGGTACAGCTATAAGTGGTGGATATAAACCTGATGGTTGGAGGGTTGAAAACGCAGAACTTGATTGGTCTGACCCTAAAGCTGTTAAAAAACACTTTGAAACAATAGTAGAAGACCCTTTTAAAGATGCTCCATCTTGGTCAACAAAAGGAGTTGTAGGTATAGCAACAACACTAGCTAAAAAATATGAAACTAGTGTAACTGTAAATGAGTTAAATGCTACTAATTTTATTTCCAAAATTATGGGAGATAAAGAAAGCCTAGATATGGGCATAACTTATAAAGATAACTATATAAAAACATTAACTGAAAATCAAATTAAGCACTATACTAATCCTAAAAATCAAGACTACTTAGGTGCAAGCATAGCTTTAGTAAGCCTTAAAGAACAATTTGGCAATAGTTTCTTACCCTCACTTGAAAAATTTGGTGCAACAGGAACTGGGCCTAATGGAGTAATAACTAAAAGTGATATAATGAAAGCTATAGAAAATGATCCAGAGGCACAACTATTACTAGAAAATGCTAGACCAAGTAAAAGACCTAAGCCTATAATAAAGGAAGTTGAAAAACCACCAGTAGTAGTAGATCCAGTTGTAGTAGCTAATAGTGGTGGTGGAGGAAGTAGTAGTAGTTATTCTCCACCCATAGCTAACTACGATCACACAACCTACACTACCCCAAATAAACCTAACTATGGCCCACCAGGTACTTCAGCACCATCAAGACCTACTTTTGATAATAAAGTTGAGTATGATGCAAGTTACTACAAAAAAGGTGGATTAGTAAAAAAACCAAAAAGAAAATAAATACCTATAAGGTATCCAAACAACGATAAGGCTACTCAGCAATAGTGCTGACCCCAACATAAGGATAATGGATATGCCAGAACTAAGTACAATGGAAACCCCAAAGACTGCAGGATTTGTAGATAGGGGTTACAATAATAATAAAAAACGTGCAGC